CATAGGAGGGATTGAGAATGAAGAAATGCAAGAAGTGTGGCCACGAATGGAAGGCCAAAATTGAAAAACCCAAGTCATGCCCTGCGTGTAAGTCATACACATGGAACAAAGAAAGGAAAACTCATGCTTGAATTATGGAAAGTGGTTCCAGATTATCCTAATTATAAAATATCATCCTTATGATTTTTATGGCTAAAAAATACATAAAAATACCTGAATATGCCCGGATGGTTGATCTTTCGTCTCAATACGTGCGCCGGATCATTGCCAAGGGTATAATTACGAAAAAGGCTATCAAGAAAAAAGGCAAGCGGGTTTTAGTGGACCCGGTGCAAGCGAATATTGATCGGGAGAAAAATCACGCTCCGGAGAATCGGAAGCCGAAACTGAAACCCACCGTTGAAGAAAAGGAAACAGTTTCAAAACAGGCTGGCACCCGGACAATGGATTACAACGAAGCCCGGCGCCTGAATGAACAGTACAAGGCCGGATTGAAAAAGTTAGATTACGATCAAAAGTCAGGCCGGTTGATCCCCGCCGATGAGGTTGAGCGTGAATATTTTGACATTGCCCGGACGGTTAGGGATGGCATTCTAAATTTACCGGCAAGGATTTCAGCGATTTTAGCGGCTGAGTCAGATGTGGTTAAGGTGAATGAAATATTAACTGAGGAAATTCGACAAATTTTAGAAATTTTAAGTAAATAAATATTTGCGGGGCAAGGCCTGGCATGGCGGGGCGCGGCGAGGCGGGGCAGGGCGAGGCAGGGAAACAATAACTTTAAATCAGGGAGGGGAATAATGAAAGAATTAAAGATTAAATTGGTTGGTCAATCACCGTTGATTACTCACAATATCAGGCTTGCAAATCCATTGGGGGAATATGCACAAGCCATGAAATCATTAACGGGTAAACGGAATAAAACCGATGCCGATTTAAAAGAAATTGCAAAATTGGAATGGGAAGGCGGACTTTATTTGGAAGACGGGGTTGTTGTTATGCCTGCAAAGTGTCTTAATTCCTGTTTTTTTGAGGGGGCGAAAAAGAAAAAGAATGGTCCGAAATGGCGGACTGGTGCTATATTGCCAAGCGAGCACTATCCCATGGAATATAATGGGGCAAAGATTAATATTAGCGTTAATGGAGATATTCCGAATCCTGATCTTGATAAATATTATAGTAATTTCAATGATCAGCGTATGGTTCGTGTGGGAACCGGGCAAATATTGAGAACAAGGCCATTATTTTTGGGATGGTCTGTTCCTGATGTGGATATTATGTATGATGAAAATATTCTTGATAAGCGGACATTGTTGCAGATTTGCGAGGATGCCGGTTATCTTGTTGGATTGTGTGAAATGCGTCCAGGATCTAAGGGCGGCGGGACTTATGGGCGTTTTATTGTTGAAAATATTTAAGATGCAAGGCGTGGCCAGGCAAGGCATGGCTTGGCAAGGCGAGGCAGGGCGAGGCAGGGAAACAAAAATCCAATACAGGGAGGTAATAACATGGAAACCAAGAAACATCCAGCATGGAAAAATGCGATTGAAATAATTTTAAAGCGATTTGATACCAAAGGATATGGCATTGTTTTTTCTGATGAAGAGATTAACGAAATGCTTGAAATAAAAAAACCAGAATTTGGTTCTTACGATTCTTTCCAAAAATTTCAATTGGAAAGAATGAGCCAACTGGAAAGCCTAAAGGAGGTATTACTTGAAAATTCAAGTCTATGCCTTGAAAGTTTGCGGGGGAATGGATACATATTGATGCATCCAGATGACCAGGTGCAAATAGTAGCAAAGAAGTTTATTAAACATGCGAGAAATAAAATCAAACGCGCGACTGCTGTATTGATAAATGTGAACTACGAGCTATTATCAAGCGATGTGAAACAAAAACAGCTTGATATGCTTGGGAAAACCGCATTTATTAAAGCAGCTATGAATAAGAGAAAACTAATTAAGCAAGCATAAAAGATTTTGAGTAAATGAAAAAAGAATATGGAATTTTTATTATGGAATCTGCCTATAATGAAGCTCATGCAAAGAATAATATTCCAATGTGCATAACATATGGATTTGCATCAGAAGAAAAAGCGGTGGAATTTTTAGAAACTGCTGAAAAGCCAATTTGGAATTTTACTGAAAAATTTATTATATTGCCATATTATTATAAAGAGGGGGTTTGAGTAAATGAATAGGCAATTCCAAAATTTAGTTTTAAGATTATTATTGGCTATTTTAAAGAATATAAACAAAGACAGCAAAATAAATAATGCTACGATTTATTATAAAAACTTATTCTATGAAGTTAATGAGTTTTTGGAGAAATATAAAACATGACTATTTGCACATCAGCATTTAAAACCGGGCTCAAGCCGGATCCAAGATTAAACCTTGTCGAATGGGCTGACGAATATCTATATTTACCGCGAGAGTCCACGGCTGAATACGGCAAGTATCGATCAAGTCGGACACCGTTTGTTGTTGAACCCCTTTTAGAATTATCCCCCACATCCCCGACAAGAAAAGTGGTGTTAATGAAACCCGGCCAGACTGCGGGAACTACGATTGCAATTATATTTTTATTCGGAACCGCTGACTTATACCCTGGACCTACTTTGATGATCATGCCTACCGATACCCTTGCGCAGGGATTTTCAAAGAAAAAGATTACCCCCACCTTGCGAGATACCCCAAGGATGGCCGGCAAGATCAAGGATGCCAAGCTGAAAACTTCCAGCAATACAATTCTTGAAAAAATGTTTCCCGGTGGTTCTTGGCGTTTTTCCGGATCGAACAGCCCTGTTATTTACCGTCAAGAATCTGTGCGATATTTAATTTTAGATGACTTTGACGGGTTTGATCTTGATATCGGAGATGAGGGCGATCCGGGCGATCTGGCAGACAGACGGACAGCGACCTTCGCAAACTCAAAAACATTTATCAATTCTACTCCCACAATAAAAAGTTTATCAAATGTTGAACGTGAATACAACGCTTCAAGCATGGGAAAGTTTTGTTGTCCATGCCCGAAGTGTGGAGAACCTCAGTATTTAATATTTCAAAACCTAAAGTTCGACAAGCTGAATTTGTCTTGGATTTATTACGAGTGTGCGTTCTGTCAGCACAAAATTGACGAAGTTGACAAGAGAACCATGCTTCCGGATGGAAAGTATATCCACGAAGATCCGGAAAATGAGGTTCGGGGGTTTCAGTATAGCGCAATGGTTACGCCGCTTGGTTGGAAAAACACATGGAAGAAAATTGCCGGTGACTTTTTAGCCTGCAAGATCCAGGGGGTTATAAATGTTGAAAAGCTGAAAACCTGGACAAACACTTTGATAGCCGATCCGTTTGAGCAGAAAGGAGAACGCCCATATCACGAATCATTAAAAAACCGCGCGGCCCTCCCACAAAGCGAAATGTTAATACCTCAAGGCGCTTTGTTTTTGACCGCTTCCGTTGATGTTCAGCACTTATTTTTAGCGGTATTGATTCAGGCGTGGGGTAGGGGAGAAGAGTGCTGGACAATCTCATATGATAGAATCCACGGCGATACGTCACGCGAAGAAGTTTGGAGCAAGTTGGATGAAGTGACTATTAAACGACAGTTTGAGCATGAATCAGGGGCGAAGTTGCATATTCTTAGCATGGGGGTTGATTCGGGCGATGGTGCCAGGACTCAGGCGGTTTATAATTATTGTCGGAAAAGACAACCTATCGTATTTGCGTTAAAGGGCCAGTCTAATCCGGGGAAGCCTGTTCTTGGAATGCCTACTGCGCAAGATGTGAATTATGGCGGCAAAAAAATTAAGGGTGGTATTCAATTGTGGCCTATCGGCTCAGACACCGCAACATTAACGGTTTATACTCGACTACAACAGGAAAAAGAGGGCCCGGGCTATTATCACTTTCCGGCTGGGCTTGACGATGAGTTTTATTTACAGCTTACGGCTGAGAAGTTTGTGACCAATCGCAACAAGAAAGGTTTCCCGGTGCGTGAATTGGTCCGGGTGCATCCGAGGGCCGAGGTGTTGGATTGTTTTAAATACGCTTATGCAGCGGCATTACGGATATTAGACAGCATAAACTTAGATCAATTAGAGCGAGATTTAGCGAAACAACTGGATAGTAAGACGAAAAGGCCGGAAGAGAAGGAGAAAAAGTCAACATTTATACCGGATAGAAAGGGGGGGTGGTTTAATTGACCAATAATGGAGCTGGCAGAATAATCAAAGGCATACCGGATCTAAGTGAGTATTTGCAAGAGGTTCATCATGTTAGCATGTCCCGGCCTACGATTATGAAATATATTGAGGACGGTCTTCCTTGTTGGTTTTTTAGCAATGCTTATCATTTTTATTCGGTTAATGTAGAGGCATTTTTTAGGGCCAGAACATCAAAATCTATTACAGATCCACCAGAGGAAAAAATTACTGAATAATACCCCCTCAAAAACTCTGTCAAGTAAAAGTTGTGTAATTCTGTTTAAAGATTGACCTCTATGTCTATCAATCTGTTTAAAGACTGCGCAACCCCCTAAAAACCTCGTGTATAGTGTTAGCAATCAAAAACAGCACTATATATGAGGTTTTTTTATGGCTAAATGTCAAGGATTCACAGCACAAGGAAGCCGATGTAAACGAAATGCTACAATCGGTAATTTTTGCGCTTCTCATCAGGATCAAGCCGAGTCTAACCCCAAAACCGCTACACCCCCTCAGAATTTACCCGTAACTTCGCCGGAAATCCACACTACAACAGCTTTGCCCGAGATCCAGACAACCACAATCGATATGCCCTGCGACCGGATGTTGCGCTACAGGAAATCCCCTCCCTGTCCCCGATGCGGCGCTCATCCGGTCGTTTGTAAATTGAGAAAGCAAGATTATGCGCTTTTTCGATGCCGCGTGTGTGGACATCGGTTTGAGGTTGATCGAAGAGTTGACCGTACAAAAGAATATGTGTCCGGCAAAGAAGGAAACATACTTTTTAAGATGTTCCGGAAGGCGGGATAAATGGCAACTGACTTCACGACATGGCCATCATTTAGAACGGCTATTAAAAACGCAATGGCTGATCATGTGGCCGGGTCTCCATGTACGGGGTCATATTCTAAAGGTGGCCGCGCCATAAGTTATCGCAACATTGATGAGTTAGTGGGTCTTTTAGAAAAAAGTTATCAGTTAGAGGCGCTTGAAAATTCGGGGGATAGAGCAAGGATGACTTCTTATGGCAGGCCGATGAGGTTTTCATAATGTCTTGGTTTTTCCGTCAATACGCGAAGTTTTTTCCGGAACGTGCAATGCGCGGTTTTATTGCGTTAAAAAGAATTGATCGGCTTGACGAATTCACAGGCCATAGGCGCAGCTTTGATTCTGTGGCTGGCGGTCGGTCTCGGTATGATCTTCAATCCGAATCACGAAGCCCTGACGCTGCAATCTACTCCGATATTTCCAAACTAAGAGAGCATGTCCGGCAATTAGAGCAGAATAACGGCCATGTGTCCGGTCCTATTAAAAGAAATGTACGAAATGTTGTAGGGCAAGGCATACGTTTTCAATCTGCTATTACTGCCGATGATCCGGGGCGTAGGTTGGAATATCCGAAGATTAATCAGAATGACGCTGAATCTGTTTCTTTTTTATCTGAAAAGTGTTTCGCAATTTGGCAAAAACAGGCCGATGTGCGCTTGATGCATTCTTTTTATGAGCAGCAAGGGCTTGCTGAAGGCTCTTTAATGCGAGATGGGGAGTGTCTTGTCATTGGTCGGGAAAGTAAGCGTAGGGGCCGGATTATACCCTACTGCCTTGAAGTTTTAGAATCCGACCGGCTTACAACTCCACAATCAGAAATTAACAATCCTAAAATTCGGCATGGCATTGAATATGACGATGAAGGTGTTCCAAAGACATATTACATTCTCAAAGTACATCCTGGGGAAACCTTCAATATTGCTATTGCCAGGGCTGATTATGAAGAAGTGCCTGCATATTTCAAAAAGCTCGGTGATGGAACACTAAGGAAAGTCATGCATCTTTTTAATCCGTTACGACCTGAACAAACCAGAGGATTTTCAGAGTTTGCGGCTGGGTTAAAAGATTTGCACGACATGGACCGATATATGGAGGCCGAGAAATTAGCGGCTCTTGAAGATGCCTGCATGACCGGAATTATAAAGACTAATGATCCCCAGGGCTTTCAGGCTGCATATACAGATCCTACCGCAGATAGACCGGAAGGTTATGAGCGTATTCACGAATTTGCACCAAATATGAATCATTATCTCATGCCGAATGAAGATTATGATCTTCATAAGCCCAGCCGTCCGAATGATCAACTTGAATCATTTATAAATCAATTAATGCGCGGTCCGGCCAATGCTTTAGACATGCCACCGGAAGTATTTGCCCAAAATTGGCAAGGTATGAACTACTCGAATGCCCGAACGGTTCTACTCAACTTCTATGCGGCCTGTGCAATGCGTCAGTGGTATCTCATCAATCATTTGTGTATTCCGGTTTGGGAGAATGTTGGGACCCGGTTGGTTATAAAAGGAAAGATTCAAGCAAGAGGTTTTGACCGTAGAAAAGATGACTATTTAAAAAGCGATTGGATCCCGGCTGTTTTCAGGAAATGGATTGATCCCAAAAAAGAGGCTGAAGGCACTCAGGTTGATCTTGATAATATGGTTGAAATTTTGCCCGATGTTTTGGCTGAGCGTGGCAAGGATTTTGACGCTCACATTGAGAAAAAAGCCAGATCCATGAAGAAGATTCAAGCCGTAGAAAAAAAATATGGCGTGAAACTATATCCGGAAAAGCCCGAACCTAAAAAGCCACAAGAAAAGGATAAAAAAGAAGATGAAGAACGAACTCTTTTACAGGTCGTTTGAAATAGACCAGAGGGCAGTCAATGAAAAAGATAGAAGTGTAGCTGTTTCATTTTCTTCTGAAACCCCTGCAAAACGATGGTTTGGCTCTGAAATTTTGCTCCATGGATCTAAAAATGTTGATCTGTCTCGTTTAAAACGGTTTGGCGCGGCTCTTTTAAACCATAATCCGGATAATATTGTCGGGCCATTAAAAAGCATAGGCATCAAAGACCGTAGGGGAGAAGCAAAGATTATATTTGATGAAGATGAGGACGGTCAAAAGGCTTTGGGCAAGGTCAAGTCGGGAAGTTTAAAGGGTGTTTCAGTAGGCTATACGATCCAGAAATTTCGTGAGGTATTGAATGATGAAACATTTGAAGAGGATGGCGTTAAAATTAAAGGTCCGGCTTTTGTTGCTGTTCGCTGGGCTCCACACGAAATAAGCCTAACGCCCGTACCACTAGATCATAATGTCGGAGTAGGAAGAGCTTTAACACGGTCCCTTGAGGGTATCGATATCATTAAATCACAAACAAAGGAGAAAGACATGGATGAAACAAAAGTAAAAGCGATGATTGACGGGGCTATCCGCGAATTAAATTTTGCGAAACCTGAAGATATCCCCAAGGCCGAGGACATTGCAACGGCGGTACGCTCCCTGATCACCGAGGATGCGAAACCCAAAATGTTGGTTGACACTGAAACTCTTCAGGATCTTTTGGGCCGGGCAGGTGCCGTGTCTCTGGAATGTAAAAGCAAAATTACGGACATGGCAACCCAGGGCAAAACTGAGCCGGAAATGTTGAGAACGATTACCGATGAAGCCACTCTTGACTCTGATGCGGGTGATACGGGCGACAAGGGCACTACATTGGAAGGTAAAAAGAAAATCACAACCCGTACTCAGGTAAAATCTTTTGAAGGGGTTGACGATAAAGACTTTTTCGGTTCAGTTTGTCAGCCTTCCATTTCTTTTAATTAAAATTTAAACGGAGGTAGGCAAAATGGCTGCTGTAAATAGAGATCC